CGAGGGGATTGCCCTTGTGGGGTGAACCGAAAGGTTCCGGTTAACACCCACAAGGTCGTTCCTCAAAGGCAACTAGGACGAGTTATACTGGACAGTAGGTTGCTCTAAAGAGATTTTTTATTTATTTTTCTTTTTATATTTTATTTTCTCTGAGGAGCGTCCAAACCTAAAGTACCTGGTAGCAAGGTGCGTCGAAGTTTCCGAACAGGAACCTTCTTTGCGACTCCCACCATATGGGGGCAAGAGAAATATTTAAATTTCTCTGGTGCTACAGGCTTAGACTCATAGTCTTTGGCTCGACCCCTACGAATTACTTCGTAGGGGAGAAGAACCACTCCTTTTTGATCAGAAATTAGATCAAAATAGGTTTCCTTAAGGAAATCGTTGATTTCTCTATCTAAGAGAAACTCGAAATTCGCTTTAAGAAAGACTATAGAGTTAAGTTTCCACTTAAGTCCACGAATAACAACTTCTAAATCATCGCGAGATCGTATCGTTAGTTCCTTATATCCCCAGTAAGGGTCTCGACTAATAATCGAGTCTCTCAAACTGTTAAACCGCTTGGAAAGGGTTTTAAGTTTGGGAGCCCCCACTAGGGAAGGACTATCGAAAAATCGGGAAAGCGAGGACAATAAACGGCCTTTTAATCCTGCAATGGCGTCTTCAAAAGTAATTAAACCCTGTTTTTCGAGGGCTTCTTTAAATTTGAAGAAATCTTTGTAGGAAGCTGTAAAAGGAGGGGCTTTGAGTTCCCCGAGACTGGTTATTGGTTTCCACCAATAATCACTGTCATCGGATTTCTCATCACCTTTCCGAAAATTGTCTAAAAATCGATCGATGAAGGGTTCAATTAATTTTGAAACCTCGGATGTCATTTCCATTTTGAAAATTGACAACCTCTCCAAATCACGGAGCTCATCTAGATTTTCTCCTCTCCTGAGTAGAATAGAAATCATTCTCTTACTTTTGTTCGAGAAGATTGGAACTTTCCTTCGAAAATGAGGAAAATTCCACCCACCTAAGGTAAATGGGAGATAAACTTCCATTTTCAGGCCTCGTAAGGTATTTATAAATTCCTTATAAGTCCAATGAAGATAAGTTATCGCAGAGCGATAAATATCCCCATCGGGCCACCACAGCGTTTCATTAAATGCTGAGGAGCCCCTCGACCATAGTTGTGGGTTCTCTTTTCTACCTGGAAGCCTCGAGTCAGGTGTTCTTAACGTCCGAGGTCGAAGGATATCTATAAACTTAAACTCTGTACCTTTTAATGTACAGAGTTGTTTAGTATATATCCCAAAACTCTTTGACGAAAAATGGACACCGGGTGAAATGATTCCGCCACAACGGGTGATGAGATTCTCGTAAGTACGAGACTCCCAATTACCGTTGAGCGCGATTAAATCATCACCACACTGATTCTTTAGACTATTAACTAATGGTTCAATTACAACTTTGAACTCATTAAGTTGGTCTAAGAAAGGGCCAGGGTCGCCTAAAACGGGACAACCAAAATATCTAACCAAGATCCTTGATAGGTCATAAATGAACCTATTAAGAATATTTAGTATAAACATTGAGGTTGGATTTCCCATTTCGACTCCCCTGGACGAGGATTCCAGTTCTTGAATTCCTGTATGAGGTGGATATACCACCTTAACGGGGCACGTGGCATATTTCCAGACTGCCGACACTCTTGTTGGTACAGAGTCACACCCTGATAGAAATCCTTCCATCAGGGCTTGACATATGTCCAAAAACAAGGTGTCAGTGGCGTTAGTCAAATCTACACTCAAGATTTCAGCCCAACGTAGAAAACTACGAAGGTTGAAACGAGGAGGTGGGTTTGAGAGGAACTTATTGGCTTCTTTCATAAAAGAAGTTAAAGTTCCTTCGCCAGTCAAAGGACCAATATCTTTGTCCTTAGACAAGCTGGAAAAAGTCCATTCCCGGACACATTGAAGTAAAGTGATTAGAGGGCCTGGCGCGACTGTAATAATTCGCGCTTTGGCTCCCTGCTCTAATACTGGCTCTGCTTTAACTCCATACAATGGAGCCTTAAAATCTTCATGGAAGATTTTAGGAGCTCTTATGTAGAGACTAGTGTAAGGTCCGTAGGGTGACTTAAAGGTAAGATCCTTAAGGTCAACTTGCGGCATACCGCCTAATCTAAAGAGTATATCTGAGCAGAGCCCAACAACGTGTGACTCTTGTTGCTCAACAAACGTTTGAGGTTTATCACCCCAGACGTTAAATAGTTGTTGAAACAAGAACCAATCATCCCGTAAGGGAGGCTGACCCTTGAAAATTTCAACTAGATAGTGTGCCCGTCCGCCTGCACCGAGGGTAACCTCAGTACAAGCTGATGAGCTCACTGTCGTTTGAAAATTCTTAGGTTGAGGGGGGAACCTCTTGGCATAGGCTTGAGCGTAAGCTCGAGCCGCCGCCAGGATCTTCCCATCCGTCACGCCCCCTGATGATAATAACTTTCTATGTTTAATTAGAGAGTCATTTATCATCTCACGGGATGGTACCGGTAGTGCTCCTTTCGCGCCGTAGAGTTCGTAAAGATGAAAGGCTGATTTTTCGTCTGCATCAAGGGACTTATATGGGCCGACGGTTGGAAACAACCGCCGACTCATTTCGCCCCTTGACCAGGGAAAGGTCAACCAACCATCCCTGGTTCCTCCAATAGTGCCTGGTAACAAGGCTGGCCTGTCGAGATTCGACTCGACCGCATAGTAAAGTGCCCAATCGCAGATTGATTTCAATCGCGTCAGGACCCACTTTTCTCCTTGTCCAAACCAACTTTGGAGGATCCAGAAATAGAGCTGATGCATGCCTGCTCTCCATGAGATGACCTCGTTATGGTTTTCCGCGGTTAAGGGAAAACCTTTTATACAACCAGGTAATATCACAGAGAACGCGGCAGCAAAAGCTTCCCACGAACTCTCTAGGCGGGTTAAGGAGGATTCGTCCTCCTTACACCTCGTCAGGATTCGATTCAAGATCTCGTGATGACATTTGAAGTTTCGTCGTCCTATCCCAGCTGGGAAGACAGTCTGATTTCTCAAACCGGCTTTGCCGTTTGGGGAACGATTTGACTTCCTTCGGGGGAGACCCAATGGTAGTAATACTATAGGGTATTCTCTCGAGGTCATCA